GGATGGCTGGCGTTTCGACGGCGGCACGGCCCGCATGTATGACGAGGTCGTTTATTCCAACGTGACGAACCGTTGGTCTGCGGCATCGCTTGCAGATTGGCGGGTAATCTACAATCGGTCCAGCCGACCAATCCAAGTTCAACCAGAAACCACAGATTTCTTTGCATTTACGACATCAATCCCAGGGGACACCGGTCATCGTTGGTACATCACGCCGCAGGGGGTTCAGTGGTTCGGAGACGGTATCGGTGCGCCTGATGTTAGCGTGTCACGTGAATCTGCGAACGTTTTCAGAATCGGTTCTGGCGACTCGATCAAGGTCGACGGTACATACAACGCTGGAACGTTGCGACTCGGAACGAACAGATACTGGATCGATTCTTCCGGACAACTGAGGGTTAAGACCGGCGGGGCTACTCCATCGTCAGAAACTGATGGCACTCTCATTGGCCCGATCGAGCTTAACATCATGGATTTCGGTGCTAAACCGGACTTCGATGTGCTTACGCAGACGGTTACAACCAACTCCACCACGGCGATCCAGGCCGCAATTGATGCTGCTCCGTATGGTGGAACAGTTGTTATTCCCTCTTGCCCGAACGGTAAAGCATTTGTATCAGGCCCCCTCACCATCAACAAGCCGTTGACGTTCAAGGGGCTAAATCGGTATGGAAGTCGACTCACAATGCTTCCGACTGCGGCCGTCGGGTCTTATTTGATCACGAACATCATTGGGACACTCGGGGTTCATCCTCGAGAGGAACAGCATGGGTTCGGATTGACAATTCGGGATCTGTATCTCGACGGCGCCAAGCGTGTTCCGGATTCTGGTGCATTTCAGGCGCAGCAATGCGATCGCATCATCATGGAGAATGTTCAGATCAGGAACTTCCGTCGTTCGGCGCTGCGTCTCTATCAGTCGATTCGTGAGTCTGAGTTCAAGTCGGTGTACATGAGGTGGAACGGATCCATTGGGTTCGCTGCTCTCGATATCACAGACGTTCATCCTGGCGATAACGCAAACAACATTACTTTCAATGGCTGTGAGATTCTCTATTCGTTCGGTGAGGCCATTCACCTAGAGACGTCCGTTGCGAACGCTGTCCGATTGATTCGATTTACTGACTGTATGATCCATAACATCGCCGATTTCCAAATCGATGATGAGCTTCTCCATACAGAGGACTCGGATACTACGGCATACACCGTCACTGGTCGTGAACTCGAGTCTCCATTGATCACTTTGGCTTCGGCCAGAGACATTACTTTCACCACTTGCCGAATGCATGCTGCAGGATGGGGTCAACCGCTTGTGATGGTCCGACAAGGAGCTTTCGATGCTCCAAAGACCGTTGCGCTCATCGGTTGCTCTCTCGGCGACGCGTTCGGTAAGACCATCTCGAGCGTTTCCACAACCTCTAATGTGTTCACCACAGCAGCTGCGCATGGTCTTGGCACCGGTGCGCTTGTTCGTGTTACCGGATCCTCCTTGACGTCGACAACCGACTACTGGGTCATCAGGCTGTCTGCGACTACGTTCTCTCTCGCTGCCAAAGAATCTGAAGCAAGAGCGGGGACTCCAGTCGTGACAGTTACAAACGCTACTGGTATCTCTGTTACAGCACAACGTAGATGGGTCGATCAACAGGGCACTAACAGCGACGTGAAGCTTATTGGTGGTACTTTCACGCATGCTGGTACTCTCAGAGCCGCAGTAATCAACAGGACTAACGTCGCTGCCAATACAACGGTTCTTGGTCAATCGGTCTTGGCAACAACGACCGTTGAGACTCTTCCAATTCCATGATCTAACCGAAATTCCATTGAAAGGATTCAAAATGGGAGACGATAACACTTTGGGGCATCCTGACGAAGTGGTTGATACGCCGCTTCCGGACAAGAAGGTCAACAAGAGCGCATTCAAGGCGCTTCAGGAGGAGTATCCTGGCGACCCAGAGGATCTTCAAGAGACTGTTCCTGAGAAAGACACGGAGGAAAACGGCTAATGGCGACTTTATACCCGTGGGGTTATCAACGATCCTTGGTCGAAATGCCGCGACTTCAAGAACTTGCCCGTAAGGATCTAATGGAACCAGAGTATGCCGAGCGACTCTTTCCATGGCTCGAATCGCGTGGTGGAGAAATCGGTATTGGTGGGGCCTTTAGGATCACACAACCAGATAAGCCGGGATTTGCCCCTGATGGGAGGTCTTTCCACCAGAAGCAGGTATTTGATGATGATGGCGAAGGCTTCATGGCTGTCGATTTGGTCGTCAGGAATGGTGAGAACGTTCACCGAGCCCCAAGGTGGAGTGAGGTTCCTCAACAGGGGACCACTCATCCGGACATCCGGGATTTCGGGCTGCATTGTAACGTTCCTGGAGAGCCTTGGCATATGCAGGCTATTGAGGTTGACGGCCACGCCGGTTGGGTGACCCGTGGTCGGCCCCATCCGAACCCAGATTTTCCAGTCAAGGGCATGGAACCTCCTCCGCCGCCACCGCCTGCACCCGAGCCCACTCCTGATGGACCGTATCCGCCAGGCGCTAGGACTCTAAGGGTTACTACTCCTTTGATGCAAGGGATTGATGTCGCCTACGTGCAGCAAACACTTACTCGTCAGGGCCTCAAGCTCGACGATGATGGTGTTTATGGTCAGAAGACGGCAGATGCCGTAAAGACCATGCAAGGGTGGAACAATCTGACTGCAGACGGAGTTCTTGGTCCTCAGACGTGGCCGGTTCTAATCGCTTATAACGATCCACCGAAACCACCACCGGATCCGAACTATCATGAGATCGGATCTAGAACGCTGAAGGTCACTTCTCCGACCATGCAGGGAAGTGACGTCCTATGGGTTCAGAATGTCATTCGGAATCAGGGCGTTGGCGTCTCAATTGACGGATATTACGGTAAGCAGACGGCTGATCGAGTCAAGCTTGTTCAGGGTTGGAATAACCTTGAGCAGGATGGGGTCGTTGGTCCGAAGACCTGGGATGCGCTGAAGCGATACTGATCGAAAGGAGGCTAAATGGGCCGCGATAGACACCGCGGTCGTCGTCCAGCAACAACAGAAGAAGGACGCGAAGCCCAATTAGTCACCTTGGCCATTGATCTGGCAGAGAGACAACTCACTGAAGGTACCGCCTCCTCTCAAGTTATAACGCATTATCTCAAACTTGGGTCGACCAGGGAGAAACTTGAGCAGGAGCGCCTTCGGAGAGAGAACGAGCTCTTGTCGTCCAAAGTTGAGCAATTGGCATCTGCCAAGAGAGTCGAGGATCTATATTCTGCGGCTCTCAATGCGATGCGTACTTACGCTGGACAAGAACTAGAGGAAAACTATGATGACTACGATGACTAAGACATATTCTGAGATGAGTCGGTTCGTCACATTCGAAGAGAGATTCGAGTATCTCCGTCTGTTCGGGTCTGTTGGGAGATCTACGTTCGGATTTGATCGTTATATTAATCAGCAATTTTACAGGTCTCGCGAATGGAAGCGCGTTAGGGATTTAGTCATAACCAGAGATGATGGTTGTGATCTAGGGGTCCCAGGGTATGAGATCTATTCTAGTATCTTGATTCATCATATAAATCCAATTAGTGTAGACGACATACTTCATTCAGAAGAGTGGATATTTGAGCCTGATTTTCTCATAACCACCACTCAAAACACACACAATGCGATTCATTATAGCGACGCTTCTTTGTTACCGAAGACAGTAGTCGCTCGTGAATCTGGGGACACGAAACTCTGGTAGCAAGGAGGCAGAGATGCCTGACGACAAGCCTGTTGAGAAACCCGTCGAGGAAACACCCCTTCCGGCAGCTCCTGTGGAGTCGCCTGCGGTTTCCGCTAACAACATGACGACTCTCCCACAGCCTAATGTCACGCCTGACGAAGAAGATTCGGATAAGGGTGAGGCTAAGGCGACGCCGAAGAAGACGGCGGCCAAGAAGAGCTCTGCGAAGAAGACTGCCGCCAAGAAGACGACGGCCAAGAAGACTGCTGCGAAGAAGACGACGGCCAAGAAGAGCTCTGCGAAGAAGACGGAATCCGGTGATACGGAGACCTCTGTGGCGCAGGAGATTCTTTCCGGATCACAGCGGTGGAACACTGGACGTGAACGTGATGAGTTGGTCAGGAAAGCCGGTCTCGACGACGCGAAGGTCCGAGCTGAAATCTCTCGACTTCGCGGCGAGGAACTCAAGAACAACGGCTGAACCTAGAACCGTCGCGGAGGTGACAAATGGTAAACAGCATTTTACATAGCACCAAGAAGATTCTTGGGCTCGATTTCACATATACGCCATTCGATACCGATATCATTACGCACATCAATGCTGCCTTTTCCGTACTTAATCAGCTTGGTATCGGCCCGGACGACGGTTTCTACATCGATGACGCCGAAGATGGTTGGGATGAGTTTCTTGTCCCAGCAAATCAGCTCCACCTCGTTAAGACCTATATTTTCCTCAAGGTTCGGATGTTGTTTGACCCCCCTACAACTTCCTTCCTGATTACAGCAATGGAGAACCAGATCAAGGAGTACGAATGGCGACTGTCCACGATGAGAGAGACGTCGCTACAGGTTCTCCTGGCGTCAACGCCGGAGGAGGTTCTATGACCACTACAGAAGAAGGACAATCATTCCTCGAACACTATGGTGTTAAGGGGATGCGCTGGGGAGTTCGTAAGAAGAGAAGCGAACGTGATCGAGCGAAGTCTTTCGGTGGCAAAGGCAAGGGCGAAAAGGACTCTATAAAGAATCTGACTGACACGGAGTTGCGTCAGATTCTCAATCGGATGCAGATGGAACAACAGTATGCGAGTCTCACCAGTGCCGGGCGCGGAAGCAGAAGCGCCGCCATGAGTGCTGGTGCAGATTTCGCTAAGAGCATCGCGGTTAACGTCGCTAGACAACAGATTCAGAATCAACTGAACGCTCAGATTGCGAAGGCTTTATCTTCCAGGAAGTCTGACTAGGAGGTGTGAATGGCTTTATCGAATACTGCAACCCCAGAGTATTATGGAAAGTTTCGTGAAGCCGTTCTAAGAGGAGAGATTCCCGTCAACAGGGAAGTTTCCCAAGAGATGAATCGTATAGATGAACTAATTACTAATCCAAACATCTATTACGATGACAAGGCCATCGATGGATTCATCCAGTATTGTGAGATGGAGTTAACGTTAACCGATGGCTCTGATCTGCACCTTCTTGACACGTTCAAGCTTTGGGCTGAGCAGATATTTGGCTGGTATTACTTCGTAGAGCGGAGTGTATATCAACCGAACCCCGACGGTGGGGGTGGACAGTTCGTTCAGAAGACAATCAAGAAACGTCTGACAACGAAACAGTATTTAATCGTTGCCAGAGGCGCTGCCAAGTCTATGTATGCGCAGTGCATTCAGGCATATTTTCTGAACGTTGATACTTCGACAACCCACCAGGTGACGACGGCGCCAACGATGAAGCAGGCCGAAGAGGTCATGTCTCCGTTTCGGACAGCCATCACCAGAGCCAGGGGTCCTCTCTTCAAGTTCTTGACCGAGGGCTCTCTGCAGAACACCACGGGCAGCAAGGCGTTAAGAGCTAAGCTTCAGTCGACCAAGAAGGGTATTGAAAACTTCCTGACTGGGTCTTTGCTCGAGATTCGCCCAATGTCCATCACAAAACTTCAGGGTCTACGCCCGAAATGCTTCACCATCGACGAATGGTTGTCCGGAGATATCCGAGAGGATGTTGTCGGCGCCATTGAGCAGGGGGCATCTAAACTCGATGACTATCTGATTGTTGCCATAAGTTCTGAAGGAACTGTTCGAAACGGTTCCGGCGACACGATTAAGATGGAGCTTTCGAGTATTCTTCGTGGGGAGTTCCAGGCTCCTCATATTTCTATCTGGCATTACAAACTAGATGAAGTAGAGGAAGTAGCGGACCCAGCCACGTGGTTAAAGGCAAATCCAAACCTAGGAAAAACCGTTACATACGATGTGTACCATTTGGACGTAGAAAGGGCCGAAAAGGCCCCCGCGTCTAGAAATGATATTCTAGCCAAACGCTTCGGTATTCCTATGGAGGGTTACACCTACTTCTTCACCTACGAAGAAACGCTTCCGCATCGACCGAGAGAGTTTTGGCAGATGCCCTGCGCTCTCGGAGCCGACCTTTCACAGGGTGACGACTTCTGTGCATTCACGTTCATGTTCCCACTCAGTAATTATTCCTTCGGTATTAAGACTCGAAGAGACGGAGATACTCGAATCTCTC